GGCTATCCTTCTTAACTGCAAAACAGTGGAAAAAGACAACCAATCATTAAAAGAGTGGCTCCAATGTAGGACTTGTTAACAAGACCCCGAGCACCACCCGAGGCAACCTACTATTGGATTCAATCCAGGATTGGTAGTCTCGGGCTAATGCCCCCCGCGCCACCGCGGGTTTCTCTTACTAAGTACAAACGAAATAAATTATGCTGCTGGTATGGTTGTGGCCTTGTACAGGGGAGGCATGCCGGTCCAAAAATAGACTTGAAAATCCTCACCCGCAGCTACATGCCACTGAAAGGGACAATGAGAAGTAGTGAGAGTTATTCCTGAGCAAGAATACTCGAATCCACCTTCCCACGGATCCCCCGTAGTTCTGTTTTCCACCTTAGTTGCTCCAAACCTAAAATCTCTTTGGAATGGAACCTCTGCAGTGATAACAGGGTTGACATACGAATGCGCCAAATGTTGACCAGCAGCACCAGACATTGCAGCTATACAGTTGGTAGTTTTCTCCAACCCATCACGACGAGCTGCGCTTATGCCAGTGGGAGCGGTAGCAGCAATGACAGAGTTGGAGTAAGTGGTGGAACCAGTGGTCCTTTGAATGTAAGCAGCGGTATTCCTTGCATCGAATGTAGGCACGATCTTATGCCTAATAGAACCTCTCCACCCTTGAAAACATGTAGTCACCCAATGAAGCAATAAAAAGTTACAGTAATTGTAATTACCGCCCACACCTGTAACATCCACAGCACCAGTAACATTCCCTGGTAAATACGGAAACGACTGGCGCCTAGCGTAGACACTATAATTGCTTTCATTCAACGTATCTGTTAACAAACCAAAATAATGGTATCGCTTCAACAGCTGGCGAAAAGAACTTATCTCCTCTCCACAATAGACCCGTGTCATCTCCGGTATAGCCTCAACATCAGAATTTATATAATGTGAGTCTTCTGCGACGGGGTCATTAGAAGAATCGACGTTCATTCCACCCTCTATGCCTAGATCTGCTTCAGGAGTCAAGCGCCATCGATCCATCCTATCAATAGGGGAAAAGACTTTAAAATCATCTCCCGCACTGACAAAAACATTGATCTGAATGGGCTGCAATGAGTTTGCGGGCGTAGCCAATTGATTTTGGACATACACCCCAATAACTCCATTTGATTCCTCAAAGGTTGTGAACCTAGTAGTGCTGAAATAGGTAGAGGGAGCATTATCGAAAGGATCCAAAGTTTTCAGAATCCCCCTTTCTTGGGAATTAGAAATTGTGAACGTGATATCCTGCTGCTCCGAAATATCAATCACTTCTTGGTGGTTAACGTTGAATTCAGGTGATGCCTCCAAATAATTTGGATCATACACAAATCGCAATCTGCCTCTATGATATGCCGAAGCAACCACCTGGAAACGGATCTTAATAGAACCAGTCCAGTATTCAAAAGGAACTGAGGCAACTCCAATGGCAGTCATATGAGTTTCTGGAGCAACTCCAGTGTTTGACTCATCATGAAAAGTTGGGTTTAGCCTCATATTCCACAAGAAAGCGTTAGGTAAAGCCGTCTCGTCCCACAAAAATGTGGTAAGATATGACTCACGCTGAGCAATGGATAAAATGGACAAAGGATCCTCAGATTGGATTCCTGCCAATTCAGACCCCATTCCAAGGGCCTGTTTATCGTCCACTGTTAGCTTTCCTACGTTATCGGGAACAGTACACACGGCAAGTGACGAGGACGCAATGGGCTGGTAAGCATCTGGATCTCTCGTGACGGTAGGCCGCGAATATCCTAACAACTTTGCTGTGCTGGCTGTCATCTTTGCTGCCATTTCTATAGCAGAAGCATATGGCGACAAAGAGGGGAGCTTCTTAGCTCCATTCATCATACCAGCTACAGCTGTTGCAGGACCAGATATAACACCTTTTGAATTTGCTTGATCCGTCTCATCAGAGGACCCAAGATCAGCCTGGGGTGAGAGGAGATCGGCATTGACGCTAGTGGGTACTGCCAGCACAACATCCTCCGCCCAGGCAAAGGTACTGATTGTGATAGGATCGGTCCCCCCATTTGCATGGGCTAATTCATTCACAGACTTGATGGTGATATTTCCCATTGTAGTCCAGGTACCATCTGTAATGTTTATAAAATCATAATAATGGAAAAAGGGCAGAGTCAATGTTCCTCCCGTCGAAGTGGTGGGATCCAACCAAACGTGTGGTTGTTGAGACATCTGTATGACATCCTGGGGAACTGTAGACCTACTCCGCGAAAAATCATCCCATGTATCTACAGGGAGATAGGAAGCTATTGCCCTTCCGTAATAAAACGGATTACCATTAATCAGCATCTTCACCTTAAGCGTACACCGCAATAGATTAAAGTTGCTAATACGATTACTCACTCTGGCGTTCGTGAAAAACAAGAACCATGGATCAAACTCCAAATGCGCATTCGCATTCACGGCCCAAGTTGTCTCATCAATGAGAATAGGACGCGACAGGAATTCACCTAAAGATGCTTCGTCATCCGTACGCGTCAGCCTAGTCTTGTCCATAGCAGATACCACTGCATATTCTCTATCTGCACCAGACGAGTCATGAAACATCATAGTCTGCTTTTTCTCGGTCTTGCTCTCGTTTGATATATTACCCTCTGCCAAATCAGCTTCAGGTATTAGCTTCTCCAATTGATATGTAATATGTAATTTATGTAAATATGTATAATATGTATTGAAAAGTACAATTGACCTTTATATGAATTGTGCACTCAACAATCCACGGTCCTTCACAGAAATTTCCTCCTGGAAAGCCTAACCAATAGGGTCTGTGGAACCCATATGCGGCTGGTAACCAGACCAGAAGAATGTTTGCCTCACCTGAGTTGTCTCTCTGGGGATTTTAACGTCTCCACGACGGAGCCGAAAGTGTTCTATTCAAAACATTTGAGTTGGTCAGCATAGGTTTCAAACCACGCTTCCATACGTTCGTCAAACGTCATGTTAAGCATCGGGACATTTACGTATCCCATTTTATCGGCCACTCTTATTAACCCATCTCTCATGTAGTCATAAAACTCTCTTCCATGGTTAAAAGCTTCCACCATGGCACTAGTGAGAGTATCTCGAGCGACATCGTGTATGCCTACATCATCACGGGGGGAATGCACAATTTTACAAAGAGGTTTAAAAATGGATTTCTTATCCAAAGCTCCAAGGTAAACTCCAACCTCGTGCTTCCGACAAAAAGATCTCTTCAAGAAGTCCACTTCAGTCCAGCCAAGAAACTTTTTAACTACACTAGACTTACTAGGATCTGTGAAGACAAGGCCCCAACCTGCAAGCTTTTGAGACATAACCATCATGTTGAACCAAGTGCATTCATGTGAAATGCTTCCCCAATTATCATCGCCGTAAGCAATGTAAGCCACCATACTTCGAAAAGGAGGGGCTCCATGGGAAAAATTTCCGTCAAGGAAGGCACTATAATAGCAACAACGCGCAAGCAATGAATTTGCAATGCCATTCAAATCAGCGGTCATATTGTTACCGCTAAGATGGGTACCATCGTTGAGGATAATGAAAGCACCAAAATAATCCACTGTGGGATTTGTTAAGTCCCACGCAAACGTATTCATTGCTTTCAAATCTTCTTCACTATAGTTCTCAGAAAACTTAGCAACTTTCATATAAATGTTGATTGCAGCTCTCAACACTTCAACAGGCATATCGCAATCGTAATTCTTGTAGTCACCCGCTATCATCCGATCCTCTCCAAACTTGGTGACATGGTTTCTCAGCAGAGTAGCTTCAGGACCATGGCAATTGATGCCAACACACACTTCACTTATGGTTGGGATCTCTTGGAAAAACCGATTAAGATCAGCCATATACTTTCGACCAATCATAGTCATTCCAGTTGGAGCAACGTCAAACACTCTAGCCTTAGGTTTTGTGAGAACCTCATCTTTGATGGTAGATTTGAACACAGGTCGAATTCTTCTCCCGTTTTTATATTCCTCCAAAAACATATGATAATGATTCTTTATCTTATTAGAAATATCCCATCTGGGACCTTCATGATCAGGAGAAACGTACGCAGGATCAAAATTTTGAAACATTTCATCAGATTTCTTTCCAGAGAAAGGTGTCCCGAAAACACTCTTTCTATTGAGAGGATCAACAAATCGCTTATCTGTTCCGTTCAAAACTTCAAACAGGTTCAATGGACGTGGCTTATCCGTCTGCTTAAGAGCTTCCAACACGGGGCCAACATAATCGTCAACAGCCCACTTCAAAATGTGATTAGGAATAGTCTCACCGACAAATGCCACCGCATCCAAATTTTTCTGCGGACCATAGTAACTAGGTTTGGCAACAGGTGGTACATACAAATCCTTGTCTACATTAAATTCTTCCTCAATATACTCAGCACAAGGGTTATCCACGACGCGAGATTTAAAAGTGCTCGTTTTATTAGTCGAACCAATGACTGTGTAATGGGCTTCATTCGATACGAATCGCACAGGGTTTTTGTAATGCACCTCCTCCCCTATGTGTCCGCTGGTGTAGGACAAAGTCTCACTCAATTCTGACTCGGCGACTAAATCCATGTACGCCGCAGATTGGGTGGAGAAGTATGTCAAAGCATCCTTAATGACTGACTGAGTGATCGGAACACCAACGCTAAGATGATCTTTACCATCAACACCAAAGCAATGCATGCCCAATATGGCACTCTTGGCACCACGGCTGACAATGATAGATCCACACATACCAACGTGATGAGCATATTCCGATCCATACCAGAAGACAGGCGTCTTGACCCCTTCATAATCATAGGTCGAATTAACGCTAACATGTGCGTGATGGGTCACTACATTCTCTCCCACTTCTTTGGTCAAAAGATGAGCTACGGTGCAAGGAACTTGATCTACAAGAGTGAAATGTTTCCGCAAATCAACTTTACTACCTCCGCGACAAATGTATGCAAAGGCAACGTCCCTATTGGGTGGGCGATAGATGGCGGAGAGATCAATCAACCATGTGAACTGATGACCTTCTTTCGCTGGTCCAGAACGCATAACAGCCACAACCTTATTGTCGGGCCACTTGCGTTCAATCATCTTTACGTAATGGGCCGAAAAAGCGAAAATGTTGGTACAGACAAATACACCTCTGATACCACCCTGTCTCTCATTTCCTCCATCTATGTAGATATTCCCTGAATACATATTGCGGGCAACTCTGGGAATCAAATCAGTACTAACTGTAGAACGGATGATATGATCTGCATAATGCTTGTCGACACTGTCTCTGTGTTGATTCCATGGATTTGGAACCTTATTCCTAAACGCAGGATCGTTAAGTAGCGAATCGCCTATGGGTATCTGTTCTGACTCGAATTTGAGTTTCTCATCCACTCCCGTGTTTACCGTACGCGTTCGATCATCAGAGGGGAATTGCAAGTTTTCTCCGCGAGAGTACGCGGAATTGAGTTGCTCCAAATGCACGCCCTCCTCTGTCTCGAAGAAATCCTCCATTGATTTGGAAGATTTGCGCATCTTCTTGAAAATGGCACACGTGAGAACGAGAGCTGCAGCAATTCCTGCAAGTTGCTTATTATTGACTTCCATAGGATAAGCTGCTCCCCACAACAATTCTTGGTTGGACATAGCTTGCATATAACATGTAGCTCTCGCCTGGACGGCAAGATGCATATGCTTGTACATAGCTACAAAACACAATGGAAAACAATAGTAGTAGGAAATAGCATATGGCATGATTCCCAAAAAGAAACCGGCATGTATCAACCAACCCGCGAACAATTTGTTATAAAAATTTCCAACAATATCATCATTACGGTGTCTGGGTACGAACATATCTCTCATCTCCTGATTCTCAGTTTCAATCCTTCCTAAACCTGGTAATTTCATAATCCATCCCCAGTTTCGCCGAAAAGTATCCATCTCAGCCAAATGTTCTGCAATCCATTCTGCATCTTCAGTCGTTTGTGAAGTTCCAGTGTATTCCTGGGGAATGTTAGGGTCATCCACATCTATGGTCTCCCTCTCTAAAATGGGTCCTTCGTGATCTGCTATATCTTCATCTACCCTCTGGAAAAGATTATCAATCATACCCTCTGGAACAAAATTATCAGTTTCAGTTTCAACGGCTTTGTAGAATTCCGCCATTTCCGCGGCTTTAATTTTCTCATACTCGTCATTGTCTTGAAGTGATTTCCGAGGAGATTTGACCGTTCCCCCATACTGTTTCTGATGGGTTCCTTTGGGCTTTTTGATGTTGAGAGAAACTTTATCTTGTTGCAAGATCGAATCAATGCCGGAATTATCCTCATTTTCCACGATGTATTCACCACCATGCAAGGGAGGGATATCATCATCATTGGCGACCCCTGAGCACCCACAAATGGATGCATCAAAGCCGCTACCACACTCGCAGAGCCTTTTAGTAGATACAACCTTTTTTACTCTTTCAAGTTTCATTTTTCCTATGGTTACATTCCTTTCAGTCAACCAACACAAGTATCTCACGGTCTCTTTCATAGTCATGATATGCTTACCGTTAACACGTATGGGTTGTTTGTTCACACCCAAGTCTGATCCTACTAGCTTAAAAAGATGAACGTCAATAATATCTGGAAATTCTCGATCCAACTCACCAGAAGCGATTCCTTCTTCTATCTTCTGCGAATTCAGTACTCTATTTCCGGCAGAGTCGATCGTGCAATATTTTTCCTTAGCTCGTACATAAAATGTGTGGGCAAAGCGCCTGGTCAACGCCTCACTACAATGTAACAACTGTGGAGTAAGTTGCAAGAAATGGTTTGACTGAGCTGCAACTATAACGGGATTACCAAACATCTTTCCTTTATCCTCCAAAGAAGCCATAGGAAGAACGTATTCAGATACATTCACCATCTCCATCATTTCATCACACTGACGTTGCAAAACCTTTTCATCTTTCGATTGTTGGGCATCATCAAATGTGACCGCTTTCACATCATTATTGTAACCATCCCAATGGTCACTTTTAGAGTTGCGAGTATACATCTCCTTATCGGAATAGGATCCGTTAACGTGCTTCAAAACACTGCGGTTGATGGCTCTAGTTAATTCGGATTTTCCGCTACCAGCTGGGCCAACTAACAAGTACGCAAGAGGCTGAACACGAGTGGGAACTTTGTTCACAACGTCCTGCATCATCTGAATAGACCTTGTTACCGCTCGTAAATTCTCAGAATAAGCTCGATGTTCAAGAGGAGTGATGCGCGTTTTCCTTAGTGCGACGCGCAATCTTTCCTCAATCTTTTTCAAATCTCGCAAAAGTTCTTCAGCTGAATTACCGTTTTTCCGCCTATTACCTAATCTAAACTGCTCCAGTCTATTTTCCAATTTAAGAAAATCGGTATATAAATCGGAAGCTTCAGAATCAAGCAAGGCTCGATGGAAAGAACCTGTTCTCTTGTAAGTACCTATGACCGAAGCCATATACTCAACTAAATCTAATCCAACATCAATACAATCTGAGTGTCGGTTGCAAATGGCGAAAGTATCAGGGAACAGCAATTCAGCAGTTTGTTTCTTCCATTCAACTCCTGTTAGATCAACAATTCCTGTGTACAACAAGACACTCATAACCTTGGTTAGGTTAGAAAACAGCGGCTTCATTTTCAAAGTAGACCACCTAGTCCTGATGTTAACGAATATATCAATCCACGATTCTACTTCAGTCCCAACAGTAGATGAGGATGTAGATCCGTCGTCTGCTTGAGCGACCAACATTGGTCTTCGCATTATATCCATGATAAAATCACATATGTGTTGAACCTGATCATCGCTAACATAAGAAGCAACAAACAAATACATACCGGAAACCACGCCATTCCATGATTTGGCGTCAGCCAAATTTTTGTAAAGCATGAATATACTGGCAAATAATTTTGTTATTTTCGGAATATATGGTCTCGCTCGTTCCCTCATGTGAGCGTAAAGTAAACGTGTGATATGATCAGTGTAGAAATCGCCAGAAAAAATGGAAGCTTCTGGCGTCAACATCTCGGAAAAGTCACACTCCTCGAATCGCTTATAGTCTCTTTTGACAACAGGCTTCTCGGGAGTGGAATCACGAGGAGTTGAGGCGCTCCAGATAGCATGTCTGCATTTGCGTTTCCGTTTTTGAGTTCTCTTTTTGCCAATCTTTTGATTTAATGGCAAGGATGGAATAGATGAACTCATTTCATCCTGTGTAATTGTGTAAGAGTTATCAAACACTATACCTGAGTCACACTCTAGGCATTCATTGTGAGTCCGCTTCTTGCATGAATCTTCATCACGCAAAGATGGAATTGGTGGACTCTCATCTGTTGCAGAATTAGGCGGGGCTTGATGGCCTTCGCGTCCTGCAATATGGCATTTGATGTCCCCATTTGGGGCGTCCAAATCCATGCCACTTGAATTTGAATCTTTTTGGTAACAGTAACTTACCCCCTTGGAGGCTTCCAGACCCTTGTTTGCACAATCTGAAACTTTGTAACAGTAACTTACCTCCTTGGAGGCTTCCAGACCCTTGTTTGCACAATCTGAAACTTTTTGGTAACAGTAACTTACCTCCTTGGAGGCTTCCAGACCCTTGTTTGCACAATCTGAAACTTTTTGGTAACAGTAACTTACCCCCTTGGAGGCTTCCAGACCCTTGTTTGCACAATCTGAAATTTGGGTTTGTGGGGCGTTATTCATAAGTTCCTGGTTCATGATCATTTTTTGAAACATAAACCGGAAACTCTCAACGCAGTGGCCTGCGAAAGAAAGAGTTCTTCCGGTCGACACAAGTCCTTTGGTCTCTAAAAAGAGATTTAATCAGGCTATTCATCACACATTATTCCCCAGGCCTATGATCGCGTACGATCAATTTGGGCTGTGCTCCCAGCACCATTCACGCGACGCCAAACCAGAAACCAATCGTAAAGGTTGAAACCTATAGATCGATCGCTGACGATTTGTCACGCTCAGGCAAGTGAGTCTTCAATTGCGGGCCCTACCTTAAAAGGCGTTCCCTGTGTTTGCCAGTCTCGTATACTGGCTGAAGTCCGAATTTGCGTTAAGCTCGGTTTACCCGGAAACCGTCTAGTCCGAGACTAGAAAGACTGAAAGTTACAGTCATAGATCTGAATGTCATTACGCTACACTCTGATCAGTCAGGAGCGTTTAGTGTTAAGTCTAAGGACACACTAAATCCATTATCGTCGAAATGCACGCTAGGCTCTATCACCTAGTGCTCTATGCTTAGATCACGTCCTATTATAGTCAGGATGACTAGTTGTTGATTACAACCATAGTTCTGAACGTTATTATTAGCCACGTTTGATCAGTATAAGGCTTCCCTAATGGGTTGATTTAATGTCTCTCGACAACATATAACCACCTACTGGTGGCAGCACATTTCTATAATTTTTATTTCGTTTTTGATGGGCTAGTTTAGCACCCAAATAATACTTAGTAAAAGTTAGTTAACATACAATCTGGATATAAATCCAGAATCCCCGTTCTCCACGAACGAAGCTGTCAGACTAGACAGATAGTCAACTACTCATTGCGAACCATGCGGATTGAAATCCGC